TGTATCATTTATATTTGGCTTGATTAAATTCTTTAAGCATTGGGATTTCCACTCTTAATCCACTTTTGGGGATAAGTTATGATTGTTTCATTCTTCATTTATTTGCTGTATTTATTTTTGCTGCTCTTAACAGCTCCTTTTCGGCTGTTATCTGACACAACTGCGCCTTCGTGGCTGACTGATACTTTTACCGCGGCCAGCAGCTATTTAGCTATGGGTTTTCAGTGGCTGCCCAAGATGACGTGGACAGTCCTTTTGACGTGGGGAGTGTCTTTAGTCATTTTAGGTCTGATTTTTGGCTACCGTGGTGTCATGTGGATAATTAAAAAGATTCCCGGCATTGGATAGTGTATACTGTAACTACTTAAACCTTGAGACATGGCTTTATTCGGCAAAGACAGTGACCCTCGGGAACAAGAGAATTTGCTCTTAGACGAGGACATGAATATCAATTTTGCTCCCCTGTGGGAAGATGAAGAACAAAGCAGTATTGCTCAATACATACTGCCTTTTCTGCAAGTCATAATTTTAATTGTTATTTTGTTTAAAGTATGGAAATAGTTATAGCCCTTGAACTCTTATGCCTGATTCTAATGAACTCGTACCAACTAAACCTCTACCGGAGAAGCGTATCGTCCACAATGCCGAACAAACGCTTTCAAGACCATCTCAAGAAACAAACCTAGATGTTAATTTGGAAGACGCCTTCGGGCAACTCTTTAAGTCAAGTACAAGCGGTACTGGCGAGGAAGAACTCCTCCGTATCGCGTCTGATTACGCGCTGCAAATCAAGGCTTCGCAATTTAGGCTCCTCCTCTACCTTGAACACAAAGCCAGTAGTTTTGAACTGGCAGCTTCGTATGCTTCTAAAAAGCACAAGGCGCAATACGAGTACGCCGCCCGCTACCTTCATAATTTTGTTTTCCGCTGGCTGGAATTAAAAAAACATAACAATTCTGACGTTTTTGTTATGAGAGCTCTAGACTCAATATCATTAAGGAAATTTATCAATGAAAACACGCTCAAAGTCAACATCGAAAAGTAAGGGTAGAACTTTTGACTTTTATCCTACTATTCAAATTCAAGCAAAAGATTTCTTAGAAGCTAAGATTAAACTCAATGCTATGATAGAACAGTTCAATAAAAAATCTCTGACAGCTAAATATTATCAAGCTAAAATACTATGATTAAAATACAATTCACCTTCTCTGGCACTATCGCCAAACCTCAAGATATTGTAACCCTCGCTGAAACAATTAAAGCAAACGTTGCTGACCTTGTTATTGACATCAGAGCAACAGAAGAAACAAACAAATCCTAATGTGGCATATCCCTGCTCTCACAATTAGCTCAAGTTTCATAGCTGGCTTCTTAACTGCCATGCTGTTTCGAAAGGTCTTTCGCTAATGCCCTACAAACCATACCAAATCCATTGGGAAGATTATTACGATTGGGAATTAAAAATCTATATCTGCCCTGCTGACAATTGCCAGCACACGGAACGCCGGCTAGAAAACATGCGCCGGCACTATCAAAAAACTCATCAAGTAATTAAAACGAAAGGGGTGATTATTTAATATGGCAAAACAAGAACAAGACGAACTATTGGAAGGTCAAGAAAAGCAAACCTTTATTAAGGTTACGGGTCAGAAATTCCCGTTCAAAGCAATCAATATTGTCAAAGCCGAAGGCTGGATAGAATTTGACCGAGTTATGACCAAAGGCGTGGAAGCCGGGCAAATTGCCGGACACTTAAGTTTCCCGATGTCGCAAGTTGAAAGCATTGAAACACGATAGCAAACAAAAAACCGGCTTTTTGCCGGTTCTTTGCTAGAGACTCTGTTTGCAAGTCAGTAACACAATTAAATACTAACAGATTCCGATTCATTGTCAAACCTATGGATAAAAAGTATGAGGTTTCTAGCTAGCTTTAAATTGAAGCTAGAAGGGCGTGAAGGCGTATGTTGCCCCATATGCACGGACTACTTCACAAGTGAAAACAAAAAAGTACGCTATCATTTAAACTATCAAACAGACACTTGGATATATGCATGCCAACGGTGCAATTATCTAGAATACTTACTTAGAAACAAAAAGATTTCAGTTAGGTTACTTCGTAAAATTAAAAGATATTATCTATCAAAATGCTCGTAGGCGTTATGGGAAAAATGGGAGGCGGTAAAACCCGCTTCATGACGATTATGGGGGTTTACATGCACAAGATGACTGGAGCCCCGCTGTATGCCAATTACAGCTTATTTGGCGTACCGTATACCCGGATTAACTCTTTAAAAGAACTGTGGGAGATTAACAATGGCATAGTACTCTTAGATGAGCTATGGCTTAGTATGGACGCTCGTATGTGGAAGGATAATGTGGCGGTTACCCGCTTCATTAACCAAACGCGCAAGAAGAAGATTACCCTGTTTTTTACAACGCAGCATATTAAGCAGGTGGAACTCCGAACAAGGAATGCTACTGATGTCTTAGTCTTTGCTGAAAAGGGCAACACGGTTACGTTTATTGACTACCAGTATATGGAGATAGGCAGAAAGTTTATATTTCCCTCGCCAGAGCTGTTTAATGTCCTTTACGATACTTATGAGACGTTGCAGCCTATGGACATGTCTGACGCCGGTATACAGCTTGAGGAGAGGCGTAAATGGGGAGGGGGTGGTAGACGTAAGTTTGACGGCGGGGGCAGGTATTGACAATTACACCTTTTAAGGTGTAAGATACTGTCATGTCACAACGTGTACGATTATTGAGACGTAAGAAATTAGCTAGTTTGTGGGGCTTTGACGGCGGGCTTAACGAATGGAAGATGCCCCCTGTTTTTTTAGTTCGCCGTATTGGCGAACATTGTTATTTGTATATGAAGCAGCACCCTGCTGATATTGCTTTTTCTTGGCAGTACGTTGGTGTGTGTGATAGCTCGGGCAAGCCTCGCAAGCCTTTAAAGTAGTTATGAATTTTTTACATGTTTATTTAGAATTGTTTGACATAGCCGGTACTGGCTTTTTTTACTATATGTGGCTCAAGTACCACAACCGTTATGACCTTGTTATGATGTGGCTGTACTTAGCTTTGACTATTTACCAGTGGTGGTTAGTTATTAAGATGCTTTAGTTTTGTTTTTTTGGTTTTTGGTCTCTTTTTTTCCCTCTTTTTTTCTTTTGTTTTTTTATTCTTTATGTTCTAATACATGGTTGTCCGCTCTCTAAAATCGCTAATCTCTTCTTCTGTAACTGGTCAGTGGCTTGCTATCCGCAAGCTCTCTGCCTTACAGTTACAGGTCTATTTAATGTTCTACTCTTTGTGTTACAAAGGAAGTAGGATTAAATCTATGAGAGAGATTTCTTATCAGTATGTAGGTAGTGCTATTAACACTATGTATGGTACTAAATTGAATAAACGAACTGTGAAGTATGTGGCAGACAAATTGGTGAAATTAGGGTTACTGGAACGTAAGACCACCCATTTTAAAAAACTCTATGGGAACACATTACTTCCGACCAAGTCAAGTTATTACCGCCTAAACACTGCCCCCCGTCCCCCTGCTCCCCCTATCCTCTGACTTGACATTTCACTCTTTTTTTCCCATAATGAGTGTCATACATATATATATACCTAAAGGTATAAATATTACTGACAGGGCTGTGGATAAGTCAACGCAGTTGAGACTTAGACACACAGTAGTTTTAAGAGAGAGTGAAACATTTATATTGTTTCATAATTTAGAGGGTTAGTTTGGTATCCAGTTTCTATTTTTCGGTTTAAGGGGTTGAGAGTTACATTTGGTCTGATGAGTTTTTAGTTATCCACTGGTTTGATTTTGTATTTGTTTTTTTTAGTGTTATTCTTTTTGTATCTGGTATTTGTGTGTTTATTTTTTATAGCCTTTAGTCTTAATTCTTTCTTGTATTCTGTATGTTTGTTATGTATGTTTGTTTAGTTGCTTTTGTTGTTTCGTGTGCTATGTTTGTGTATGCTTTAGGTAGATTGTTGTATCCTTTGGTTTTGAGATTTGTTATGTGGCTGTTGTATGGTGATTGATATTTTGATTAGTATTAGTTTTTTGATTGTAAGTATTGTTGTATTGTGGTTTATGCCTTCTGATGATGATTTATGATTATTTTTGATTTTTGGTTTGCTTTGTGTTGTTCCATTTCCATTGCTGCTAGTTTGTTAGTGATTATTTTGTTGTTATGATTTATTCTACTTCCACTGCTGTGAGTGCTTCTAGTTCTGTGATTGTGACTGATTTTCCGGAAGGTTCGTATATGGTGATTTTGTTGATGTTGATTGCTGCATTGTTGACTGTGGATTTAGTGAGACGTTTATTTATTAGGCGTTAATTGTTATGACTGTTGTTGAATTTATTGCTGTCGTGTTAGCTGCGTTTGCGTTATTTTGGGGTTTTGTGTGGTTAGGCGACCTTGTTGCTTCTATGCCTAAGATTTTCTACTATGGTAAGTTTCGCAAACGCAGCTAACACG